AGATTGTTCAATACAAACCCTATTGAACAAAAAAACTCAAATATGATGGGCTACTTTGGTGTAGGAACAGAAGAAGCTAAACAGTATAAATATCAAGACCTAGCCAAAGAAGGCTATCTCAAGAACGCAATTGTATACAGATGCGTTAACGAGATAAGCAAAGGTGCAAGTGCTGTACCCTTTATGCTTAAAGCAGGCGATCAAATAATGGAAGAACATCCTTTGATTGATCTTCTAATGCGACCCAACCCACTACAGTCATACAGTGAATTTTTTAATAGTCTATTTGGGTATATTTTGCTAAGTGGTAATGCCTATATATTGAAGACTGGTTCTGATATGGGTCTACCTAAAGAACTACATCAACTTAGACCTGATCGCATCAACATTAAAGGTAGTGGCAAACCTATACCTGAGAAATATGAGTACATGGTTAATGGCAGAGTAAGTCAAACTTATCTGATTGACCAAGAAAATGGCTTTAGTGAACTCAAACATATCAAGCTATGGAATCCTTTAGATGATTACTATGGATTAAGCCCTATGAGTGCTGCTGCTGTTGAGGTAGATCAATTTAATATGGCTAGTAAACATAATGTTAATCTTTTATCTAACGGTGCAAGACCAAGTGGTGCAGTCATATTTAAACCACAGGACGATCAAGGTTTTGCAGTAAATCTAACAGAATCACAAAGACAACAACTACTAACAGACTTAAATAACAGATTTAGTGGTGCAGGTAATGCAGGCAGACCTATGTTATTAGAGGGAGATTTTGACTGGAAAGAAATGGGTCTTAGTCCAAAAGACATGGATTTTTTAAACCTCAAGAATATGAGTGCTACAGATATAGCCTTATGTTTTGGTGTCCCTAGTCAGCTTGTGGGTGTTCCTGATAGTCAAACATATTCTAATGTAGCTGAAGCAAGACTTGCCCTATATGAAGAAACAATCATTCCACACCTAAGAAAGATCGCATCAGACCTGAATGAATGGTTAGTACCCTTATTTGATGATCGTTTAACATTAGAGTTTGATATTGATTCTATTCCTGCATTGTCCGAGAGAGTCAAAAGAACTTACGAGAATGTTACTTCTGCTGTACGAGAAGGAATAATGACAAGAAACGAAGCTAGGCAACAGCTTGGCTTAGAGCCTAAGGATGGAGCAGATGATCTTTACATATCAGCAAACTTATTTCCATTGGGTGATGAAGGGGTAGATAAACCTGATAACCCAATCAACGAAGATGATCTTGAAGATTATGATGATGATGAAACAGATAAAGCCATCATGGATTTATTAGAAGAAGAAAAGGCTTTGGCTGATATAGATACAGTTCCAACTAATTCCATGGCAGAAGAAGCTGCTAGAGGTTTAGAATGGAGAAGGAAATATAAGCGAGGTGGAACGACAGTTGGAGTTGCGAGAGCAAATCAGTTAATGAATAAAGAAAGGCTTTCTATAGATACAGTTAAAAGAATGTACAGTTTTTTCTCAAGACATGAAGTTGATAAACAAGCAGAAGGATTCAGCCAAGGTGAGAAAGGCTACCCAAGTGCAGGACGAATTGCATGGGCATTATGGGGGGGAGATTCAGGCTTTTCATGGTCAAGAAAAGTTAGAAACCAAATAGAAAGAGAAGAAGGAAAAAAAGCAGAAGCCGACGATCTTAAAATTGGAGATATGGTTTCATGGGATTCAAGTGGTGGAAGAGCAAGAGGTAAGATTACTAGGATTGTAAGAAATGGTAAGTTGCCAGTTCCTGACACAGACTTTACTTTAAATGCTACTGAAGATAACCCTGCTGCACTTATAAGAGTTTACCAAGGTGGAGAACCATCAGATGTTATTGTTGGTCATAGATTTGCCACGCTTCGCAAAATGTAATGCGTACCCAACGCAAAAAAATAAATACATTTAGACAAGGCAGAATAAATACACGCTTAGAGTCAAGAAAACAATTAGTCCTTAGAAACAATTTAGAAAAAAGATTTTTTAAAAACCTCAACACATTATTTAGAAAGTTTTTAAATACTAATCTCTATCTTTATAGACAGTATGGAGTATATGAAGTGCAAATTGCACAACAGTCTTTAAACGAAGATTTTTTCCCATTAATACAATCACATTACAAAAGAGTTTTCAAAGCTATATATAGAAACAATGAGGAAAAATATGAGTACCTTAGAAAAGCAGATGAAGCATTTGTTTTTGGCAGGTCTACAGATTTTGAAGCAGTCGTGAATCAATATTTTAATCAAAGGCAATTAATTCTAGCAGGCATAACAGAACGCATGGCTACAAGGATAAGCAATCTTATTGAACAAGGCAGGGCAGATAACTTAACATTGACACAGATAGCTCAGTCAGTATCTAGCAAATTTTTACCTATTAGCAGAAGTCGTGCTGCACTTATATCAAGGACAGAAACACATAACGCTGCATCATACGCAAATCATTCATATCACCAAACAGTTGAGAAAGACTTGGGGATAAAAATGTTAAAAAAATGGGTTGCCACCAACGATGCTAGAACAAGATCAGCACATTCACTTGCCAGTGGACAAACTGTGGATATGTCAGAAGATTTTATTATTGGTGGTGTTCCTATGGGTTTCGCAGGAGACACTAGGGGTGGTGCAAGAAATGTTATTAATTGTAGGTGTGTAATAATTTATGCAGACGAAAGAGACTTATGAGCAATGGTAGTTTTTCAGTTCTGAAGATAACCACCAACTCCTTTAACAGCAACATAACCATCGGTTTTTTTAGTGCCTGTCAACACTTGTCCAAGATGCTTTCCTTCAAGGACTTGACTACTCTACCTAGCAGTCCGTAAGCCTAGCGATACAGTGGGGGGAGCTAATATCCCCACCAACCTAGGATTTTTCATTCAGTATCTAGTACAGATGCCCAAACAAAATTTCTAACAATGACTAATTCATCTTCGTCAATATCTTTTATATCAGCAACTCTTACAATAGAATCATAGTACCAATACCAACCAGTGTCTTTGCTTTCAAAGATATCATCAACTGTGAAAGATAACCCTTTATATTTAGAAAGAATTAATCTGTCTATGTGTCCCTCATCTGCATTTTCTTTTAGTATGTAATAATCATCATCACAATAAGCGTAATGCTCAGAAAGTTTTTCACCACTTTGTTCTTCTATTGTTATCCATTTCATTATTTCCACCACTTAGGTTTAGATGTACCTTTTTCCCATTTTGCATAATGCTTTTCATTAATGCAGTAATTTCTATATGCGATAATTGGATTATCATTTTTGTATTTTTCAGGCATAGCTTGTGCAATTGGAGACATAACAGGTGATGCATCTATATTCTCAGGATGTGGTTCTAATGCCTTACTCAGCTTACTAAGACTAGCATGAACTTTACCGTAGCGATATGTGTACTCCTCACCAAGAGCAATAAAATGTCTGTATAACCATGAGTAATTAATAACACATTGTCTTGCCCAAATCGTACATGGATGATTAACAAAGGCTTGTTTATAAAGACCTACAGAATCTGCATAAGAATCACCATCTAAAACCCTATGAGCTGTAGATAACATTTGAGCAGTTTCAAGTGGCATCTTAACTAGCATCTTATCAGGTTGTGCAATAGCAGACTTAACAGGGCATTCATCAAAATAAAATATATTCATTTTTGCACCTCGTTGTAAATAAATCCGTTGATGTTAAAATTATCAATCACTACTGTATCACCCCAAGTCTCATAAATTTTTTCACCATGTCTGCCGTTTCCCATGGGTACTAAAAAATAAAATTTGTCATTAATAAGGTCATGTAACACATCACCACTAGATGTGCTTCTTTTACCCTCAGGGTGCCAAGATTCATCTATGTTTTGTGTTTCTGCAAATGCTTCGGATAAACTTTCCGTATGTATACAAGCAACTCTTGTATATGGTAGTTCGTTATTTCCTTTAATTGAATGGTATATATCAAACATTTATACCACCATGAATCCTTCACCACACAACATAGGTATTGCATGTGAACCTAATTTATCTATCGCCCATTGTAATTGAAAGATAGCTGTTACCCTTGTACTATTAGGTATGCCTACTATAATAGGTTTAGCTACATCAAAGCCTAATCTAACTAATGCTTTTTCACAGTTTTGTGTGTTAGCATAAGTTCTAAGAGTATTATCTTTTTCTAGTATATTTATCATTTTATCCTTGGTTAATTAATTTATAAGATCAGTATTGCTCATTTTTATATAAATGTAAACCCCTTTTTGGAATATATATATAATTATTTTATAACATCTATATCTTGTAGTCTTTCTACCCTTTATGTACTATATGTAGAATATGCCTATACCAAAACCTAAAAGTGATGAAAGTAGGCTAGACTTTTTAAAAAGATGCATGGGAGATGACACTATGACAAGCGAGTATACGGATTCCGACCAACGCCTTGCTGTCTGTACTAATCAGTACGATTCTAACAAAGAAGATTCTATAGAGAATGATGAAAAGCATATAAGAGCAGTAGAAGAAACTGATGACTCTTATATTATTGAATTTGGCAAATCTAAGCCTGATTCAGAAGAAACTGTAGATGAAATGGCTTCTGAAAAAGAAGTAGAGAAAGAATCTATAGAAATCAAATCAAGCATCAAAGCTTATCATGACGAAGATGAAGATAAAAACTATGGCACATTTGAAGGCTATGGGTCTGTCTTTGGAAATAAAGACTTAGGCAATGATGTTATAGAAAAAGGTGCATTTGCAAAATCTCTTAAGAAAAGAAAACCACAAAGTGTAAAACTTTTATATCAACACAAGTCAGATATGCCTATTGGTGTATTTGATGAGATCAGAGAAGATGACCATGGTCTTGTGGTAAAAGGTAGACTGGCTCTTAAAACACAGGCAGGAGCAGAAGCCTACGAATTATTAAAAATGGGTGCTTTAGACGGTCTTTCAATAGGCTTTAGAGTAAACCCAAAAGAAGTTTCATACGATAAGCGTGGTAACAAACGCATTATCAAAGAAGTAGATTTAATGGAAGTGTC